TTGTTCATAATAAATCTCCTTTTCTCTTTTTTATTTCGCTTCCAACTATTACTTCTGAAAACGCTTTTATTTTTTTGCATAAAAAAAGAGCTACTTTCGTAGCCCTAATGGTTTCGCTTATTCTATTCCGAAATAGTATTTCTTGATTCGCTCTTCGCCGACAGTCTCAATCATATCGTTTATAATCTTCTCAGAAGAAGCACAAAGTTCTTTTTGATATTTCATACTACTGTAAAATACGCCAGCAGATACTTTACTATCATCTATGAGGTATGTTAAAACGTACTTGAACTCAACACTATCCGTCCAATCAATCTCTTTATCATCATTTTTTGCAATAAACTCTTTGATTTCATGAAGCACTTTAAGTCGCTCTACTTCAAATTCCGCAGCTTCCCTTGTTGGGAAAGCGTTTCCTAAAAGGAATTTATTTTCGTCGCATGAGTTGCTCGAAATGAACTCTTTCTTCCATACGCCGCCTGCCGGATCTATAAAGAAAAAGATTCCTTTATCTCTCATATCATCAAGGCAAAATCTTTTAGGCTTATTTGCTTTTTCAACCAAAGATAAAAGCTGTTCTCTCTCTACTTTCGACAGATTTTCCATATTTAAAGTAATTGTAGCCATATTATTCTCCCAATCCAAAATATCTTCTAAATTCATCTACTAAATATGTTTCGTAAAAAATATCCCCCATTTTTTTGCTCGCAATTCTCATGAAATTCCGCCAATTCCTCATACATCTGTTCAGCTATTTTGCAGATAATATCTTTCGGAGGCTTCTTCATTTCTAATTTAATACCCAAAAAGCTTTCTGCCGCATGTATCGCTGATAACTGCTCTGGATAATCTAGGTAATGCTTAATCTGTTCCAGCATCTCTCTTTCTTGTTCATTTTCGCATTTCGCCACTCTATCCAGAAAAGACTTCATTTCTTCGGAATCATCATATTTAAACATAAAACACCTCCTTTAAGCCACTTTTGCAATTTTCTCATCGTATTGCTCTATCGAATCAATTATTCTCGGCAATAACCTCTGGTATCCCACATCGTAACAATAATCCGACTTCTTATTAATTCCTTTATAATAGGAAGGAACTCTTTTCCCTGAGATTTCTATTTCGAGCCTTTCAACGAATCTATCTGCGTCAATATTCAGACAAAAATCTGAAATTAAACTCTTTAAATCTTCTCTGGCTGCTCCTGTCAAGATTTTTCGCTGCATCTTGCTTTCCTCCTTGCGCGAACTTCCCTTTTAATAACAAGATCATTTTCGCGCTTTCTCCTGTGATTTCTCTTGTTTTTTACGAAATCGCTTCCCTGAGATTCCGCCGGAATAAAATTCATAATTGTCATGCAAGTACCTCCAATTCGCTTAACGCATCTTTTATCATGTTTATTGCTTCATCGCTGTCTACCTTGTATTTAGACTTCCAAGACGAAACATCATCCCGGTCAAATACAATATCTCTAACCAGAGCAGATAAATACACGCCAAAATCCTTGTATCGCGCCGTTTTCTTTAAGATTTTCGCGTATTCCTTTAAGTTATCAATTCCCGACTGCTCCAGCCGCATCAATATCTTAGATTTAAGTTCAATTTTTAACGGCATTTTAATCTCCTTTCTACGCACATTCCGAAGCCAAGTAATCGTCGTAACTGGCATATCCGCAACCCATCATGATTTTGTCGAGTTCTTTTCTCGCTTCCGTCACAATTAGTTGCCGCAAAAGAATGTCTTCCGCTAAATTTTCGGCTTCATATTCATCTTCTGTGTTTACCAGAATATTTTTTAGATTTTTGATTTCTCTTTTATTTCGGCGAATTCTATCTTCTAAGCGTTCGATTTTATTCATCATAAAACCCCTTTCTCTTAAATTATTGCAATAAAAAAGCACCCCGCATAATCGCAGAATGCTTGATTGTCTATATTTACTTTAAAGGAACATCATCAATGGCTATTACTCTCTTTATATAATTGCCATTTCTCAATTTTTCTAGGTTAATTTCTATTTTTACTTTTTCCCCTTTCATGTCCTTTAATTTATTATACACCAGTTCGTCATCAACAGTGTAATCAACATTATCATAAGTGACTGTCACTTTATATTCCGGTGGATACCGCAGCAAACTTATAGCTTTTTTCACCGGCTCTTCCGGTCTTCTTTTACTTAGATGATATGTCTCCGTGACAACACCTTCGCCGTTTATTCTTTCCCAGTAAACGCACTGAGTCGAATAGGTTCTAAATGCAACTACGGCAACAACGACAAGACAAACAATAGCAATAATTTTCTTTTTATTCATCTTCTTACTCCTCCTTTTTGTCTATCTTACCATTTAATTTGCCGCCTGTCTATTTTCCCTTTTCGCTTCTTCGAGCGCCGCTATAACTAACGCGTGAGACTGAGCAATAGCACAATTTTCGCATTTAATGTGTAATCCTCTAGAACAACAAATGTTACAAGAGTTTTTAAAGCTCCATTTTGCGTAATCTATATCATACGCTTGCATCTGGAATTTCTGACCGATCTCTTCAAACTTCGTCATTATCTCTCGCCTCCTTATAACCTTTTATTGTGTCTGCAATAATGATCCCGACTGTTGACATGAAAAAGATTGCCGCCGGAATAAAGTACTCGATTTCATATGTATTAATAAATGCTGCTCCGAAATAAATCATAAGAACCATGCTTATTACTGATAAAAATTCTTTCATTTTACCCTCCATTTCTCTTTTGTCTTTCTGATTTTTGGCATAAAAATAGCGCCGCTTTCCGTTGCGACGCAATCAATTAAAAGGTTATTGTTTAAGAGAGCGCGGCAAGGAGTAATGAAGTCGCGATCCCCCATGAAAGTCCTATTAGTACAGATATATATATCCCTGCATCAAATTCCTCGTATTCTTTACGTAATTTAACGAAATAGTATATTACATATCCTATCGACCATACGGCGAAAGCAATACCTTGTAAATACGTTAAACATATCATTATCCAATAAAACACTTTCATTCTAATTCTCTTTCTTTCATTCTCTGATTTCCATGTTCTCTAATACGTTCAACGGTTTCTTTTGATGCACCGTTCTGCTTACATCTTCTAGCCAGTCTTTCCCACATATCAAGATTTTTCCAACGTGGTTTATTTTCTTTTGCCATTTTAAAAAACCTCCAAAAAATCATTTTTTTCATATAATGTTTCCAATTCACTCCATATTTAGCTTGAAATATTTTTACTTAGTTGTGTGTTTAAACACCATTCCTTTTTGAAGTTTAGAATCTATCTCGTGAGCTATATTTTCTATTCTTTTAGCAGTTGGAAGTTTCTTTGACCCCCCACTCTCGCTACACTTCTTTTTTCTTAAAAAATTTTGGAATCATTTCGACTCTCCTTTCTTGCGTTCTTTCAGTTCGCTTCTGGTTTTGTCACATTTAACAAAAGTTATTTTTACGTTTTTGTCTTCCACATCTTTTGGTAACTCCACCGCCAACTCCTCTCCAATTAACTGAACTCTTTGCTTTAGATATTCTTCCGCTTGTTCAATCTCCCCGTAATAGACTGCTTCGTAAAGAGCACGAATCTCTCTATTATCGGTCATAGAATCAAAATCGCAGCTTCCTCTATTTGCCATAATGCAATTTTCGCATTTAACATGATTGCAGTATACTTGAAGTTCCTCTTTTCTGTCTTCGTTGTTGATTTTTATATCTGTATAGTAATCAAGAACTCCTTTCTTTAAAAGTATTTCGCAAAGATGACGAGCTTCCGTTTCGTTAATATCCCAAATCTGCGTTTTCCTATAAAAAGGACAATTTCCATCAAGAGGACAGTACATACAGTCTTCTATTGATTCAATCATACATAATGTAGCTAATATTCTTCTCATCTCTTTGAATTCCATCGGAGGAAGTTCCGGCAGATATTCTACTTCATTTATCTTTTCTGTACTCTCATTGACTTCTTCCGGTTTTCTTTTCTTCAAAAAATCAAATAATCCCATAAAATCCCACCTTTCCTTATTTTAAGTTTACTAACCGTTTATTCTAAAACATATTCGTACAGTATCATCTCATCTTCGAAATTAGTTTCTTTTAGTACTGCTTTCAGCATACAAAGCACATTTTGTAATACATATGCATAGTCGGCTACATAATCATAAAACCCGAGAAGCGATTCCGTTACCATGTCTTGAAGATCCTCTATGTTTTCTAGATTGATATTCACAAAAAATAGCATTTTTGAACAATCATCTGTCAAATTTTCTATTTCCCTTTTGGTGATTTCATAGACTCCACACAAAGACATCTCGGGGTTATTTCGTAGAATCCATTCATAAGCACAATTCCCACGCGGAAGCTCTGCGACTGTCTCCGCCGATTTTTCAAAATCCCAAATATTCGAAAAGTACGTCGTTTTATACAACGAAAGCAATTCTTTTCTAACATGACATTCCCTGAAAGGAGAATACTCTTCAAAATCAATTTCCCTTTCTAATTTCAGCCACGCTAGGTAGCTTTCTATCGCTTTTAATTCGCCGTATGTCGCATCTCCAACTCTCTTTATTTTAAATAATCTTATATGTGAAATCATAATTCCCTCCTTATTCTAGCGATACAATTCGGACTTTTGTACTTCCATCATCGTAACGCTTTGTTTCTAATTTCCCTTTTGCGGTTTTGCCGATTTTATCCCGGTATTTGTAATACGTTTCTGAACTGCTAAGGGAATATTCCACAGAATCATACTCAACGACTGTATTATATGACGCAGGAACAACTCTAATTGACGTTGTTTTCCCTACTCTTACTGGATATGAATAAGCCGATCGTCTTTTTGCATCTATAATCTTTACTGGAACATATTCATATTCTGTTGACACACATTTTTTGCAGCCAGTTAACGTCATAGATACGATTACTGCCGCAAAAATCACTACCAATATTAACTTCATGGGGTTCATATTATTTCTGTACGCCATCGTGCTTTTCTCCCTTCTCTTCTGCAAAAACTATTGTAACGTTATCAATTTTCCTGTTTGAAGAAATTTTAATTACGGTTTCGTTTTCCGCTGAATTTTCCAGTATAATATTTTCCGAATCTGCTTTGCCTTCTATTCTTACTTTGGTGTCTGTTTTCTCATCTTTCCCATGATTCTGCACGGTTTTCAGTGCTTTTTTGTAAACTCTCTCTATATAGGAATCAGAGACCTCTGGGTCGTCGAGATCAATATTACGATTGCATATATCATTCGCAGCACAACTAACACAGCTATGTTTTTTGCAATATTCCAAAATTTCTTTTCTCTTTTTCATTATCGCATCAAAGTTTCTATGAATAATTTCTTCTTTATCAAAGCAAGAACAATCCTCGACATCAACAAGAGCACAATTTTCACATCCTCTATAGCAATGTTGTTTAAGCCATTGTACCTCATAAATCAGTTTCGCCTTATCTTCTCTCTTCATTTCATCTGTCTCAAAAATTAACGCATAGTATATTTCAATTTCTTCTTCATCCATATCGTAAAAATCACATGACAATTTAAAAAGACATTCCCCACATGAAGTTGCTGTGCAGTATGAAAACAACTCCTCTCTTATGTCTTCAATTCCAAGAAGATTATTTGTTGCCTTTAATCCCATTTCTATTCCTCCTTTACCAAAATCAAGCTTGTTTCCCTTGCTAAATTGCGGTACCACCCTATTTCTCGTTTGCCTTCCGATTTAGCGAATGAACCCGTTATCTACTACCGCAACTACGTCGTCCGTGTAATTGCTATTCGGATTCCATATACAGTAGCTAGTAACCCGTTTGCCGATTTTTACCCGCCGATTGTATGTAATATACGAACCTTTCGCCGTGATTCCCCAGCTTCGCCGTTTGCCTTTTAGGCTTCCCTTTGCGCGCGACTTTAAAATCTCTACATAAACAATCCGTTTTCCCTTGCGAGTCCGCAGCTTCATCGTATTTGGCTTCCCTTCCGGAACGAACCGAACTTTATATCCCGGATAATGCCGCGAAATATATGTTGTTGCAACGGATAAATCCTTGTTTGTATTCGCTTTTACGGTTACCGGATTCATCGCAAGTACCATAATAAGTGTTAATGTAATTAATAAGTTACTCACCGGCGTTCTACTCGTGTTTTCTCTTACTTCCTTATCTGAAATCATCATATAAAGTCCATTATTCATTTGTCTTACCTACCTTTCCCATTCGTATGCACTACCGTCATTTGTATAGATGATTAATGTATTCCCATCTACTTCAAAATCTGTAACAGTATTCATATTGATTGTGTCTTTTGTGTTTCCGTTGCTAAATACTTCTTCTGTATTTGCTTCCGATTTTTCGGCAGTTGTAGCTTCCGATTTTTCGGTTGTTGCAATAGTGGTTTCTGTTGCCGCTTTGACTTCCTGCTTTTGGCTGCTCAAATTTCCGCTTGCTGCAATAATTAATAATACTGCTAATCCGATTCCCGCAAATAATGATAATAACTTCTCTAACATTTCTCTTCTCCCTTCAGAATGGCAGAGTATTCCCTACCCATTTATTTTTTTTACCGCTGGTTTTATCTGATTCCGTTTGCGACCATTGAACCAACCATTCCAGCCCAATATGATTCGTCCGTGAATCCGCGATAATTGAGTTGTTCTGTTGTGGTTTCCGGAAAATCCCTCTGTCCGCCGGTTCCTTTTTTAGCTTTTCTTGCGTGATTCATCCATTTTGAGTAGTTTTCCCTTGATGGGTCATACGCACGTTTTGTCCGCTTTCGTCCGGTAAGCACAATGGCATCGTAAACGCTTAATGACAGCGAATTTCTGCCGATAATCGTATCAGACCATTCGTCTAAATCCGGGTCATAACACGCCAGTCGCATATACTTGAGATTCTTCTTCTTTCCGATAAAGCTGGAAAGACGAGTATAAGCCCAGATATAGCCATTCCTGTCGAATATTACTAGACTATTTTTCGGCATCTGAAAGCCTTTGAGCTTGATTGCTACCGAAAGCTGAATCATCTGCCACTTTCTTCCGGCTGTGTACTCTAATACGTCACAGTGTGAAAGTACTTCTTTCAAGAACTCGCACTGGAACGGTGTAAGAACAAACTTGTAAAGCTGGTCTGTATCATTGCTTCTCATGTAAAAATTATTATATTTCATGGCATTAACCCCTTTCGTGGATTTGGATTATTTGACCTTTTGAATAAAGTAACCGCCTGTTTCGCGGTCATAATGGTATAAGTCAACCGTGATTGACTCTTCGCGGCAAATGTTTAATACTGCAATTAAAGCCGGAGTTAATCCGGTAACGTACAGGTTTAAATGCACGTCTTTCTCGATGCATAAAGCGTCTTCTAAATCGCAGTTGCCAAATCGCGGACTGATTGAACCTAAATACACGAGGTATTTTTTGGCGTTGCACGCAGCCCATATGGCGGAAAATGCCTGTTTTTCGAGCCGCCAAGTGTTGGTTGGGTCGGCTATTTCGCGGAAAATATAGCCATCGGTTGCTTCGGGTATATTGTGTCTATTGGCGCAAAGTGCCATATTTAGGATTTTCATACTATTAGCCCCTTTCACGGTGGATTTTGGTTTTCGCGTTAAACGTGACGCGAAAAAATTTTTGTAATAAAAAAAGAGCGTATGTACGCTCCTGTGTGCGAAAAAAGAGCTGGACAGACCAGCTCTAATTGTGATATATTAGCTTTAGTGTTGAATACAGGTGGGTGGTGTATCCCAAGCCTGTATTCTTGGTACCGCACTGTTTTTGGCGGCGTTGTAATTGGGTGGGCGCTAGGATGCTAAACTCAGTTCTTGCTAGCACGTCGCCTATTTTGTTTCAGGTTCTGGCATCCTAAACAACGCTCTAGCCAGAACGCACAACCACTTATCTTTATTTTTCAGACGAATATATACAATTTCGCCTGTTTTCTTATCGCTTCCAAGTGTTTCTTCTAAAGGTGTAAGAAGTGCGTTGACTACCCTTTTGTTTATCTTATACTTATAAGTGTCTGTGAGTTCCCCTTTTTGCGTTTCGTACTGTTTAGCGTAAACTTTTAACGCTTCCACAAACTCTTTTTCTTTGTTCTTCTTTTCGTCTTCGTTGAGTCCATAAGTCCCATGAGCAAAGCCAATATCATACAAGTCAGTGCTACCATTGCCAAAGTTTACAGGATTTGGAACGAACCCTAATTTTTTACCTGTAGTCTTTAAAGCTGTTCCAATAGACACTTTGTCGTCAATAGCCGCAATATAAAGGCTTGCACGAGTTTTGATGATGTCGGGGATTTCGCCGTCATATAAGTAGTCTTTGGAAATTTCGTCCAAAGCTTTGAGATATGAACAACTGTCTGCGATTACAGACGAATCCACGTCATACTCATTCATGCCTAAGTCGTCAAATACTTTCACAGGGTTATAGCCCGCCTTACGAACGTCTGATAAACGAATTGTCAACTTGTAAAACTCTTTCTCAAGTTTAGACTTTTCGTCTTTAAGCCGTAAAGTATTAACCGCTTTAGCAAACAAGTGTTCATTGCTTACGCCTAGAGTATAAGCCGGAACTTCTACGGATTCAATTTTAGTGTTGCTGATTCTTAAAGTACTCATTGTTTTCATGATTTTTTCTCCTTTTTCTTGTTTTTGGGCATAGTTGTAGCCCAGTTTTGTAATGTTTTGACAAAATATGGAATTTCCAAGAGTTTCCAACACTTCCAGCCCCACAAAGGAAAAGACTTGGTTTGGGGATACACCACCAAAAAAATCTACTTTAGTTCCCTAAAGTGGTTCGGAAGTTCGGGGATACACCACCTGCCTTCCGCTCTTGTATTCGTTTGTCATGGAACGCTACACCCTAGCGTGTAGGGTGCAACCCTGTTTTACTAGAGGGTCTCTAGTTGCTTTGTTGACTTGTTTCAAATCGTTTTATCATGCCTATGGGAAGGTCTTTTGTGTTTGGTTGACTGGTTTCTTTTCTACTCCTCTCTCTCGTTTCAATGCTCATTTTCAAGTTACACTCTTACTATATGACCGGCATAAAATCTGACAAGCCCTTTTTTCAATTTTTTTCGATTTTCTCAAATATGGCTTGTTTATGCGGTATTTTGGACTTTTCACCTACCCAAAAACACCCACAAATCTAAATTTGTCACGGTTTATAAGGGGGTGGCAAAAACCTAGCTTAGAGCCTTTATTTTAGCGGATCGAATTAGTTAGCCCCCTTAAACACTCACTTAAAATCCTCATACCAAAAAACACCTCCCTCTTCCCTCACAATCACTGCTCAAAAACACATTTCAGACCTCAAACCACCCGTCGAACAGCCCATCGTTTTAGTCTTTATTCCTGCCCGAAAAAACATTCCTACCTCACCTCAAAAATCGACTTATCCACAAGTTATCAACATGATTCCGAACGTATATTCACTGGTCCTATCTAAGATTTTCAATTTTGCTAAAAACTTATCCACAATTTGCGATTTTTCAGAAAAATGAATTTTTGCCGCTACATCATTGCATAATCTCTAGCTCCAGCATATAATCCGATTCTTTATCTGCAACAACCTTTCAGCTCGCTGAACTCCTTTTCAAGAATCATCCTGTTAGGTGTGTGTTTTCATAAATAAACTTTCTTGCGTGAATTGGTATCTATATTCAGATTACATCTGGATGTATTCGCAGAAAAAAGATAATTACGTTTGTATTCTATAGACTACATATGAGTGTAGTCTTTTTTATTTTGTTATTGCACGGATAATATGCACAGTAATTGTCTAATATCTCACCGTAACCGTCAGATCGCAGAAAAATTCTGTCCGTTTTCAGAAGTATATAGTGCGACGCTCGTGGCTCGGCATTTTCTAGCCGAAAACACGAAAGTCCACTTGGCGAAACAATGTCTTATCTTATTAAGTCTTATATTAATAGGTCACATTCTGGTGACAAAAACATGACATCTCGACTGTGCTTATCTGGGGGTCATGTCACAAAATTGTCGTTCCAGACTGAATCACCCATATTTGCTGGGCAAAGTACGTCCGGTACGAAAAGAAAGGAGAATTCTATGGAGTATTTCGTAAAAATTCCGAACAATTTTATAAAATGCGATATTGAAAAAGACTTTGACGTAACACCTTCGTTCTATGTCATATATTACTTGCTAAACAATAATAGAAACATTAGAAACCAAAGCTTTATATCGATTAAAGAAATCATGGATATATATTCTGCAAAATGTACTTCTAGAAAGCCCAAAATTTTCAACGATATCGTTAAATCAATAAATAAACTGGAAGAATTAGGTCTTATACGCTCACTCAATACACCATCAGTTTTAAGATATGAGTCGTTTTTGAAATATCAGATTTGCGACGCTTTTGATCCATCGTGTGATTTTACTATTTTTACTGAAAAAGAGCTCTTAAATATCATGAAGATTGACTCTGCAATAACCAAAGATACTCTTCTTCGTGTCTATCTATATATAAAAGCAAATATTATA